AATTAATGGTCTTAAAATATCCGTTTTGTCAGACCATCTTTTACCTCTATTAACAAAGGTATGAGTAAAATGTTCTTTTTCAAATATTCTATCTCGAAAATCACTATCAACTAAACCATTATCTCCCATATATTCTTTAGATGTTGTAGAATGATTATAAAAGTAAGGTATTTCATCCGTAAGTAAAGAAGATTCTAATTCATCTTGTATTTCCTTTGATACAAAATCATCCACATAAAAATATTTAAAAGTTTTTAATTTATCCATTTATAATCACCGCCTCTATATGTGTATAACCTAATTGTTTAGCAGCCTGTACTCTTTGACTACCTCTGAATACACTATAATTTTTTTCTGCGTAAGCAATTCCATTAACACCTTTTCTAGGTGTTTCAGAGAGTTCATACTTTCTAACTTCTATAGGATTTACCAATTCCTCACCCTCCAGTAGTTCTGGAAGTGGTGTCATAGATTTTATATACTGCAACTCTGAAATATCTACAACTATCTTATTCTTTAGATTTGCTTTCGCCTTCAATAATTTCATTCTCTTTAGCCTTTTCAGCTGATGTTTCAGGACTTTCTTTCCTTAACATCTTTTGCAACTCACTAGTAGAACCTACAAACAAAGCATTCTTTATATTATTACTAGTTTTGTTAGGTAGTTCTTTTAAATCTTTTAATTTCTTTTGTAAGTCCTGTAACTTATCTACAGTTTGACCTACTTGACCTATTAGTTGTCCTGCAACTTCATAAGCTCTAGGGTGTTGACCCTCTTTTGCAATTTCTAATATACCTTCAATAGCTTCATTACCTTTATCAATTAACTTATAATAACTATCTCTACTATAATCATAATCATTGTCAACATCATGTTTCTTTTCTTCAAGTGTTCTAGGTACAGGAGGAGTTTTCACCTCTACCAACTCTTTTGGTTGGTCAAAATCAGAAACTTGTACTTCCTTTTTCTCTGTTTCTATCCCTAAAATTTCATTTACATTTTCTTCTAATTTACTCATATTTTTTCCTAAACTAAATTATAATTAACAATTAACCTAGTATTATATTTAGGTTGTTCCGCCGTGTGCCAATACCTTCCATCAAAAACTACTACTCTACCTTGTTTTGGCGAAACTGTTTTTTGTACAGTTAATTTTTTATTTTCAGGTATCTCTTGTTCATTATAAATTACGGTATCACCATCACTATCTAATACATAATACAACACAACTAAATGTTTTTCTGTCCAATCTGTATGAGGTGTATCTCGTTTTGTATCTTGCAAACCTAAAGGCAATTGTAAAAAACTTCTACCCATAAATATTTTAGAATAATTAAAACCAATTTTTTGACATGCATTATCTAAAATAGGTAACATTATCTCATGGTAATCACTATTGATATTAAAATTTTTTACATATATGTGTTCAAAACCAGGTCGTTTTTGGTTGTTTCTTTTAACATCTGTAATATCCTTGATGTAGTACCAAGGAAAAGTATTTGTTGTGAGTTTTGATTTGATATTTTCTTGTAAGTCTTGATTTATTATATCATCAAATACCCATAATTTATTTTCATACATTTAAATCTCCTATGTATCAGTATCACTAGACGGATTATATCTCTTACCATCATCAAAGAAACTAATGGTTGTTGTAAATCCGAAATCGTCATCACCATCCGCTGAAGTTGGATTAGGTGTTATAACAATTCTTTCCTCTCTTTGTAAAGGTGCGTCTGTATCAGCACCTAAATCTGATTGTACTTCTTTAATAACTTTTCTATTTGTCATTGGACCATATAGATAAGTTTTAGCAGTAAAGTTTAAAGTATATATTACTGCTCTTCTTCGTGTGAAATCTCCTGAATAGTTATCATCATAATCAATAGAGTTTAAAGTAATAGGTACATCTCTTTTGATACCTAAATCTGGTACCATGTTTATGGTTACTGTATATTCTGGTTGAAAGTAAGGTAAAATTTGTTCTATTATTTGTAAACCATTTTCAGCAGTTGCTGTAAAAGAATATAAACTAAAATTTACATTGTAAGGCACCGGCGTATAGTTATAATTCATAACCTTACCATCTTCACCTGATTTAACAGTTTTAAACTTATTCATTTTATTCATTTTTCGGCTAGCGTCATAAGTTAAACCTGTTAACTCAAAACCTAATCTAGGTAATACAATTGAAAACTCTCTGTCATCTTGTAAATTAGATTGTTGGTCTAATCTAACTAAAAACTTTTCTTTTGGTGCATATGCTAAAGGTATTCTCATTCTTTTATCAATAGCACCTGTACTGGACTTTGTTTGTACTATTATATTATTAAACAATTGACCAAATGCAATTGTCAATCTTCTAATACCTTGGTTATAAAAATGTGAGCCAAACATTATTCGTCAATCTCTCCAAATGGGTTTCTTTCAGTAAAGTCTAGTATATCATCAGCAGTTTCCACCGTATCATAACCTGCCTCTGTATTTAAATCTAGGTTGCCAGCATATGGACTTTGTGTTTGTATATTTGCTGTAGTATAATCTTCGTTCATTAAAAACGCTGGTTGACCTGTTGCATAATCGTGATAGTCTTCAAGCATTATTGAACCAGCACCTGTTAATGTTTCTTGACCATATTCTAAAGTAAACTTGTATGCTAATTGGTCTAGTGAATATTTGTCTTCAGCCTGGTCAATAGCACCAACGCCTGTGTCAAGTTTCTCACTTGCATATTCCCAACGAGTTACTTTAAGTTTATAAACAGGTAGATTACCTAATTGATAGAAAGGTTCCTGGTCTTCAACAAATTGAATTTCAAAAAACCCTTTCATTAAAGGAACATATAATATATCACCTTCATTTGGTCTACCTGAAGCTGTTAGTGTTGCCTTATTAGCAACATGTTCCTCAAATCTTCTTTTTGATAATACTAGAGTTGTGTCATCTCTAATTTCTAAACCGAATTTATTAATAATTTCATTCTCACCAGCAAAGCCTTCATTGGTTTCAAAATACATTTCAAGTAAATAAGAATCATCAAATCTGGAAGATGTATCCTCTCCCATTACCAAATCTCTATTTACCAGAGTACGAGGAAGATAGTAAATATCCTGTCCAAAAATTTTTAGACTTTCTATTATAACATCTTCGTGTAGTCTTTTTTCAGCGGCGTTTCCAATCCCTCGGCCGCCTTGAAAGTAATGATTAACCGCCATTGCGTTCCTATCCTATTAAGAAGTCTGGATTTTCTTCGTATTGTGACCGTATTCTATTTTCTAAATTGTCAATGTCTTGCAAGGCTTCACTATAAATTTGTTTACCATTTAAGGTTACTCCACCAATCATTGCTACTCCATCAAACTTGGATAGATTAGAGCCCCATTGTTTCTTAAACAAAGCTGTTACATATCTTTTGAAAAAAATATCATTCCAAACATCCGTATGAACGGATGGGTCTAATTTACGATAACACTCTATAACCAAATACTCATCCACATTAATATCATTTTTCCAATCCATATCAATATACAATCTATTTGATAACTGATTAAACCTTAATGGTTTTTCACCAACTAATATATGGTCTAAAAAGTCCAAATGTCTTAATACAACATCATAGTTAATAATACTTGTAGAAGAAAAATCATACAAGTCATTTAATCTCAATTGATATCTAACATCAAACATATTCATGTTACTTTTGTTAGTAAATGGAAAAATATTTTTAACACCTACAACACTCTCTGGCATAATAAGATAATTATTACCCTCTGTCCATGTTGTAGAAACTGAATTTTTAGTAGCTGTTTCACTAGAATCTACAGTCATTCTAGTCTTATCAGCAGCTGTGTATTTGTATTTTAAATACGCTCTCTTAACACCATCATAATGGTATTGAGCAAAGTATTGTAGTGCCTCATCAATTCTATCTTCTAATTGGTCGTCATCAGCATTTATCTCAATAACTGGTTTACCTAATGCTCTTAAAGCATACTGTTTTAATGTTTCTCTTGTTGCTGGTTCTGCCATAATTCTTTACCTTTTCTGGTATATTTATAAGATTAATTATATCTTTGGAAAGAGATTATCAGCACAAAACAATTTAATATCCTCGTCAGGTAAACCAAGGGATTGCATGACTCTTGGTGTATGTGGATTCTGTTGTTGGTGTTCACAATAGAAATTTTGCGCTTTAACCACCTCTTCCTTGGTACTTTCATCTTGATGTGTTCCAATTTTATCTATATAATTAGCCAGATTGGACACGGCCATAGTACAGATTTGATTTAATTCTTTCTCCTCTTGTACATTGCCAGCAGCTATCATACCACCACTAAAAATAGCTTTCGCCCAATCTGGTAATTCTCTCTCTTTGCTCGGTTTAAACCATCTATTCTCTTCTATAAACCATTCTGTTAATGGATGATTTTTATTTAATAGTGGACTAAAATCGTGAAAAGCACCTGTTACTTTATTCTTACCTGCAATAACATCAAATCCATAAATTGGTCCACCGTTTGTCAATTCTGGAAATAAACATACATGAGCCATCCAAAGACCTTTAGTTTCTCTAGCGTCAACTACATCTACATGAGCTCTTCTTATATACTCATTTTTCCATGTTCTATTAGTCCAACCAGGTTTATTAAATCTTTCCATACCAGGCTCATTATATTCTTCCAATGAGTAATTTAATAAATCAATAGTTTCTTTTTCCCATTTAATTAATCTATCCCAAATCATGTAACTCCTTCATTTCTTTAAATAGTTTTGTTGCACTTTCAAAACAATATATTGCCTCTGGTAAAACAGAGTGTTCATAAAGATTAAGATATTGATTAATAGTTTCTTTAACAATTCTTCTATAATCTCCAACTTCTTTATGTCTAAACTTATAATATCTATTAGGACCAGGTGTTTTTTTCATTATCATTTGACCACCTGATAAATCTCCCATATGTCTAACATAGATATGAGCATACAACTTCATAGCCTCATCTTTTATAGATTCAATATGTTCAATATAATCTTTTGTACTTTGTGTCATTTCTGGTGGTGCGCCTATGTCTGTCCATAAAGACCTATAATCATGGTGTATATGTTCAGCTCTTAATAAACCAGGCGTATCTTTAAACAAAGAATTGTGTAAACCATATTTTTCTAATATTGAATAACATTGAAATTGGTTATACAAATAGGTTGCATATAATTTATGGTCTATTTTACCTGACATTAATATTTTTACAAACTCTTGTCTTTCTGCATTTCTATGGTGTTCCATAGTCATTTCTTTTATATCATACATTTAATTCCCCCTCATTTTCGCCCAATTTACCTTTTACAAATAAATTAAAAGCAAGGCTATATCTATGTTCACTTGATTGATTGTTTTCAACACTATGATAAATAAAAGAAGGAAACATTATAACTAAACCATCTTTAGGTTTAACTTGAAATTGATGAGTATTTGTTTCTGTAAACTCTTTAAAATTTAAATCAAGGTTAATTGTACTAGTGAATAAATTAGGTGTCATAACATTTTGATGTAGTATAAAATTACCACCATTTTCAGGTTGTTTTATATAATAAACACCACTAATTAGTGAATTAGCGTGATGATGTATTTGACCATGGTCACCAGGTATATGTTTATTAATCCATGATGTGGTAATATAAAATTCTATTTTATCATCTAATTTTAAATAATCATTTAAGTAATTTTTTGCTTCATTTTCAATACTAGACTTTAATAAAGGCATACTATCTAATATTTTTTTATTTAATGATATATCACCATTTTTTACTTTCATTCTTTCATATGGTTGTTGTAAAGTAAAATCCAATGTATCTTCAGACACACCTATATTGTTCATGTATAGAGGTATAGGCCATAAGTTTTTTACTTTATAAGTCAAAATGTTACCTTTTTGTAATCGTGTAAACTATTTATCTCATCTTTATAAAACTGGTTTGTATCGCAACCTAATTCTAAAACATGTTCATTAAATTTTGTTCTATCTAATAAATGTTTTTCAGCAACATCATATAAACCAAAAGACTTCAATTCATTTTCTGCCACTTTAGGGTTTAATATTTTCATTCCTATTAACACCTGATACCATAATGTATTACCTAACTTATAAAAATTTAAATAATTACTACTACTATAATCAGCTAATCTAGGCATTCTTGATTTCCAAGTTTCTAGTAAATCATTTAATCTATTAGACCGTCTTTCTTCTTTAGAAGATTCTTTCCAAAACTCTGTATCTTGTCTTGTATTTGTATAATGTAAATTTATAAAATCTCTAATATCGTCCCAAGTATCACCAATGGCTCTATTATAATTTTTGTGTTGACTACCATTTTTAAAATCTAAATGCTCTGTATAATATTGTTCTAAAAATAAATTTATTTGCAATAATGTCATATGAATAGTGGTTGCCTCTAAAGGTTCAACAAAACCAGTAGATAGTCCAGTTGATATTACATTTTTATCCCATGCTTTGGTAATTCTACCAGGTTTAAAACTAATATCTTTTTGCACCTCTATTTCACCATAAATTTTACATAACTCTTCAACAGCTTTATCTACTGATATCATATTATCATTAAAAACATATCCTCTACCATTTCTATGTTGTAAAGGTATTGTCCACTCCCATCCATATTTTCTTGCTGTAGCAGTAGTACAATTTTTAATGTCGGTATCTTTTGTTATAAAAGATATTGCTCTATTAGTTAACAAATTATTTGAGTAATCAATAAACTTATTTTCATCATCAATTAACAATCTAAAGAAACCTGTACAATCAACAAACAAATCTCCTTCAACAATTTGTCCAGATTTTAGTAAAAGTTTTTTTACATATCCATATTCATCTTTTTCAACACTTGTAACTATGTCATCAAAATATTTAACTCTATCGTGATTTATTACTTTATCTTTTATATACTTACCTACCTTAAATGTATCTACATGATAAGCCACATGATGAAAAGAAAAATCTACTTTACCACTTTGATTTTTAAATACAGGTTTATAGTAATCATCTTCAGAAATATTTAAAAATTGAAGTTTATTATTTTCTATAAACCTAGCTTGTGTTTGATTATACTTCATGTTATTTTTTGCAACATGATAAATTCTATAGTAATCGTAATCACTTGTTGGATGTCCTGAATCATTTAAAAATTCATCACCTAAAGGACTAATAAAAGATTCACCTATTGTATGCCAATCTTTATGCCATATGCCAAGTTTATATGTGGAGTTTGTATTTTTTAAAAAATCCAATTCATCTATTTCAATATTTCTTTTTGATTTAATAATATCATTCGTTAAACCTGTTGTGCTTTCACCTACACCAATTATAGGCAATTCATCCGAAGATATATTAATTATTTCAGGATTATCAGTATGTCTTAAAAAATTTAATGTTGTCAACCAACCTGCTGTACCACCGCCTATAACAACAATTTTTTTAATCATATTTTTTGAACTCACTAGGTAAACCTAGATGTGTTCTACCATCATTTAAATTAGGTTGTGTACCATCATCTTCATTGTAATGTACAAAAACTTGAGCATGATTTAAACCTTTAAATTGTTCACGCCAATGTTCTACCTCACAACCTCTATAAACAACCATATCACCTGGATTTAATTCAATTGGTTTGCCTTCAATAAACATAGGCCAATTATAATTTGCGTCATAACCTAAACACATTGTATAAGATATCTCACAACTAGGTCTATCTTTATGTTTTTTTAATTCTGCACCATCAACATACAATCTATGATAAGTGTAGGTAGGAACTAATTTTAAATTTAATATACTTTCTAAATCTTTGTGTTTTGTTTTTAATAGTACATCAAATGCTGGGTCACCATATTTTGAATAACAACCTGGTGCTTGTGGGTCATTCCAAACACCAATTAAGTTTGGTTCATTTTTCCAAATTTTATCTCCGTATTCGTAGACCATGTCTGCCGAAACCTGAGCATTCATTTTTACATATTCATATAAATGATTTGCTAAACCTTTGTCAATAAAATTTTCTATCTTCACATAGTTTTGTTCTTGAAATGTTATACTAGGGTGTTTCATTTAAATGGAGCTCCTAAACTCCATAATACTAAAGACTTTCTAATACCTTTTGTAATTGGTGTTACTCTATGGTGTACAAAAGACGGAAATATTATTATTGAACCTTGAGGTCTAATTTCTTTGCACTCATAAAATCTTTCTCTCTCTGCATGAGGTCCAAAATCAAACTCTAAATTACCACCTTCATATTCTCCTGGTTGATTTAAATTTATAGTACAACTCAACTTACGAATCTTACCTACCCAATGCATGTTGTAAGTATAATCTTGATACATATTACCTGTTTTGGGGTCTAAAGGTGAAACACCTGGTATAAATTTTTTAAATTTAGAATGGTTACAACTACCACCATCTGTATGCCAGTTATAAAAACCACCCTTGTAATATTTTGTAAATTGGAAATTTTCGTGATTGGTTAATTCATAATTCCAACCAGCG